CGCGTCGACCGGGGTGGATCGCGCCAAAAATGGGCCTTTTCGCCCAGAGCCCCACGCGAGCTCTACGCGAGTTTTCCCCGGGTTTTCAAAAAATCGCGAGGCTTGAAGATGGGCAACAGAGGGCCGCTGCCGCAAAAAGGGTCCAAGAGGTCGCTGTCGGGCGACAACACGTACACGCCGCGCGTGATCACTCCAGAGGCCGTCGCCCAGCCGGCCCACGTCGAGGCCCGCACGCTCGCGGCTGCCTTCTGGGAGATGCACGCCCCGACGCTCGCGGCCGAGGGCCGACTCCGCCAGGTCCACGCCGAGGTCTTCGGCCAGCTGTGCCACCTCCACGCCGACATCCGCGGGCTCGCCGAGCAGATCGACCGCGAAGGCTGGATCACGGCGACGGACAAGGGGCAGTCGGTCTCGCCGGTGGCGAAACTCCTACGTGACTCGCGCCGCGATTTCGTGATACTGGCGGCGAAGTTCGGCCTGACCGCAGCGGACGAAGCCCGCCTGCCAACGGTGAAAAAAGACGATGAGCAAGACTCCGACGAAGCGGCCCTCCGAGAGTTCACCGGGTGACGAGCGGCCCGAGGCCTGCCCCGGGTTCACGTTCGACCTCGAGGCCGCCGAGCGGCCCGTCCGGTTCATCGAGCAGTTCTGCCGGGTGCCGTCCGCCGACGGAGGCCCGGCCCAGCCGATGCGGCTGATCGACTGGCAGCGTGACCGGGTCGTGATGCCGATCTTCGGCTGGAAGCGGCCGGACGGCCGGCTCCGCTACCGCCGGGCCGGGATCTTCTGCCCGAAGAAGCAGGGGAAGAGCTTCCTCATGGCCGCTCTGGCCGAGTACCTCCTGACGGCCCACTTCCCCCTGGCCGACGTCTACCCGGCGGCCGTGGACCGCGAGCAGGCCCGCATCATCTACCGGATGCTGAAGCGATCGGTCGAGGCCTCGCCGATCCTGTCGAAGCGGCTGGAGGTCGTCGACTCCAAGAGCATCATCCGGAACCGCGAGCACGGGAACGTGCTGCGGTGCCTGTCGGCCGACGCGTGGCGGAACGAAGGCCTGAACGGCTCCGTCATCATCGACGAGATCCACGCCCACCGCTCCGACGAGCTCGTCGCGGCCCTGACCTACGCGACCCGGGCCACGCCCAACGGCCTCGTGCTCGCGATCTCGACGGCCGGGGACAACAAGAACGGCGTCGGCTACCAGTGGTGGAAGGACGCCCAGCTCGTCAGCCGCGAGCATGGCGGCGACCCGGCCGCGAACCCGAGTTTCTACGGGCTGATCTACGCCGCCGATCCGAAGGATGACTTCTCCGACCCGGCGGTGTGGCGGAAGGCGAACCCGTCGATGGGGATCACGTTCGCCGAGGAGGAGTTCGCGGCCGACTACCAGGACGCGACCACCGATCCGCGGAAGTTCTCGCGGTGGCTGCGGTATTCGCTCAACGTCTGGGCCGACGGCCGAGACGAGCAGTGGTTCAAGGGGGACGCGTTCGCCAGCTGCCGCCGGCCCCCGCCCGAGGCCCTCGCCGGCCGGCCGTGTGTGGTCGGCGTCGACCTGGCGAGCAACCTCGACATGACGGCGGCGTGTTTCCTGTTCCAGGCGGCCGACGGATCGTATGACGCCGTGATGCGGTACTGGGTTCCGGAGGAGACGGTGGCCGAGCGGGAGCGGAAGGACCGCATCCCCTACTCGACCTGGATCCGCGAGGGCTGGCTCACGGTGACGCCGGGGGCGCGGCTCGACCACGAGCACGTGGCCCGCGACATCCTGGCGTTCGGGAAGGATCACCAGATCCTCCAGGTCGGGGCGGACCCGTGGCAGGTCGGCCCGCTCGCGACGTTCCTCCAACGCGAGAACATCGAGGTGAAGGGCGTGGCCCAGTCGACGTCGAGGCTCAACGCCCCATGCAAGATGCTCGAGGGCCTGGTCGTCGAGGGGAAGTTCCGATACGAGAGCCCGATCCTGCTGTGGAACGCGAACCACTGCCTCGTCTACACGGACACGACGGGCATGATCAAGCCGGACAAGTCGAAGAGCACCGAGAAGATCGACGGCCTGTCGGCCGCCTCCAACGCGTTCGCCATGGCGATCGAGAAGGCCGACGATCTCGCGGAACGGCCCTACGACGGCCCGCTCCTGCAGCCGCTCTGGTAACGCGGCTATAGGGCAAATCGGTGGCGGTTTGGAAGGATGCCTTCCATGCCACGCGCCAAGCCCACGGCCTCCAGGCGGTCGCCGCAGAATCCGTCGACGAAGCGGCCCGCCTCGCGGCGGTCGCCGCGGGCATCCACGCGCGCCACGATCGCGGACAGCACGCTCCTTGACCCGCTCGCCTGGGGCTCCGCCTCGCAGCGGCGGGTCCACCCCGAGCTCGCCGTCCGGGTGTCGAGCGTCTTCAGCGTCTGCCGGTTCATCGCCCAGTCGATCGGGTGCATGTCGCCCCGGCTGAAGGTGCGGCTGGCGGGCAAAACGCTCGACGCGGTCCAGGGCTTCGGCGATCCGGCCGCGAGCGTCTACCGGCAGGCGGTCCACGCCCTGCGGGTGCGGCCGAACCCGTGGCAGAGCCCGTTCGACTTCTGGACCCTCCAGGCCTTCTGGACCGCCCTCCACGGCGGCGGCTTCGCCCGCGTCGTGGCCGGCAACCGCGGGGCGATGACCCACCTGATCCCGCTCCACCCGCGGCGGATGCGGACGAAGCAGCTCGCCGACTACTCGCTCGCCTACGAGTGGTTCGATGAGAAGGGCCGGTGGATGCCGCTCCAGCAGAGTGAGGTCCTCCACTTCCGCTGGCTGGGCGACACCGGGATCACCGGCACGCCCCCGACGGACACGCTCGCGACCGCGATCACGATCGCCCGGGAGCTCGACGGCGCGGCCCTCACGCTCTGGAAGAAGGGGGCGCGGCCCGACTTCGTGATCGAGACCGACAAGCGGATGGACGACACGACCATGGCCCGCTACCGGTCGGAGTTCCGCGAGATGTACGGCGGGGACAACCGCGGCACGCCGGCGGTCATGATCCCGGGCCACAAGCTCGTGCCCATGCAATCGAACACGATGGAGCAGAGCCAGTTCCAGCAGCTCCGCGAATCCATCCTGCCCGAGGTGTGCAGCCACTGGGGCGTGCCGGCCTCGCTCGTCGGTGATGCGAAGGCCCAGCGGTACGGCTCGCCGGAGGCCGACAACCTCCAGGCCCAGGTCTGGTGCCTGCTGCCGTGGCAGAAGCGGTTCGAGGGTGCGGTCAACCTCTGGCTGGCCGACACCTACGGCGAGGGCACGTTCTTCCAGCTCGACGAACGGGCGCTGCTCCGCGGCGATTCGGTCGCCCGGGCAAACCTGTACCGGGCGCTGTTCGCCATGTCGGCCATCACGCCGAACGAGATCCGCGAGCTCGAGGACTTCCCGCTGCTCGAGGAGCCGGAGGCCGACAAGACGTTCCTGCAACTCGGCTTCTCGACGCTGGAGATGGCGGCGAACCAGGCCCAGAAGGGGGCCGCGGGGGCCGTGCAAGCGCCGGCGGATGCCGGCGATTCGATGCCTGTCGATCCATCGGCGGACCCGCTCGCGGCAGCGGCCACCGGGCTCGATATGTCATCGACCGCCCTGAATGGGGCGCAGGTCACGGCGCTCGTCGCCGTCCTCCAGCAAGTTTCCCAAGGACTGCTCACCGAGGATTCGGCGGTGGCCCTCATTCAGGCCGCGTTCCCGACCGTGAGCTACGAAGCCGCAAAGAAGATCGTGTCCGGTGCGATGCCAGCACCTTCGCAGCAGGGGGCATGAAATGGAACCGCTCGTCGAACGTCGCTATCTCCTGATCGAGGACTACCCGGACGCGTTGCGTGTGGCCCGCCGGGACGACAACGCCCCGCAGATCGGCGGCGTCTCTCCTCCGTGGGACTCGTGGTCAAACGACCTCGGCGGGTTCAAGGAGCGATTCCTGCCGACCTCATTCGATGACCTTCTCGACCCGTCTGGAGTGCTGCGTTCAAAGATCGACGTTCCGTTCCTGTTCAACCATGATCCCAACCTGATCACGGGTCGGACGTCAAACGGGCGGCTTGAAGTGCGACGCGGAGACAAGGGGCTGGAGTACGTCCACTCTCCGCTCCAGACGACGCACGGCCGCGACCTCGTGATGATGGTCGAGGACCGCACGATCAAGGCGGCGTCGTTCGCGTTCACCGCGCACCAAAAGGGCGACGTCTGGGAGGAAGACGAGCGTGGTAACGTCACGAGAACCGTGACGCGGGTCTCCGGCCTTTACGACGTTTCCGCAGTCGTGTACGCGGCGTATGGAAAGAGCTCCGCCGCGCCGCGTTCGCTGCCGCTCTGGAAG